TACGTGTGACCTACACACATACACGTGCAATGAATGCACACACCATCAGTGTGGTGATGCATATGATCTATGTATATGTGTGCTTCACACGGCCGCACACTGCACATGGCCACTGCGACCGCAGGCGGTCGCTTGGGATCACTCTCGGCCGAGGCACCTCGTGCCGCTGGCACGGTGACCACGTGCTGACAGCCGAACCTCTCACGCGCGCGCGTGTGTGTACGCGCGTGCCTACATAGGAACGTGCTTGCCGATCACTCGCCAGGTGCCCTGGCTGGCCGAAAAGCCCAAACCCATGATCACTGATTATGTCCGTGTTTGCCCTACCTCAGGCTTGACAGCCCACCGCCTTGGATCATGCCTCTGCGAGGCCGGAAACCGCCTCTTACCTGCGGAGTTGACAACCCTGGGGTGCCTGAGTAATGTTCTCGTTGTCAGGCCGCACCGCACAGCAACGGAACCGCCGAGCTTGCTCGGTAGGCCCTGCGAAGTGGTAGCCGTTCCGACCATAGGCAAAGGGCCAGGTAAGCCCGATGCAAGCGGAGCAGAGACCGTAAGGTCAGGTGCCGCACCATATCGTCAGTACGCCAGGCCACACCTTCGGGTGTGGGGTGACCAGGTTTCTAACCTACCCCGCAAGGGATGGTGAAGAGCGACCCTCGGGAAGCCTGCCCTGATCAACTGCGGTTCGACTCCGCAGACTGGCACGAAGGCAGGCAGGTGCCTGCCGGGAGAGGGAAGAATGAAGATCGGTTACAAGGTTGTGAACGAGTTCAACAACCACACCCCTGTGTACTACTGCGGTGGATGCCTCGACACGCACACTGGCGTCGAGGACATGTGGAGCAACGACGGTATTCAGCAGTGTATGTACTGCAAAGATCCCATCACGAATTACGAGGACTCCTTTGTTGCTCGTGAGGAGACCGCAGGCACGAAGCCCAAATGGGTACAGTCACAACTCAACGACCGGGAAGTCTACGTGGTTACCTCGGTGACGTCACGTCACCCGGAGCGCTACCAAGCGTGTGGCAACGAGCGGGATGGTTTCACAGTGTACGACCACAACATCCCGGGCACCATCTGCGACGACTACGGCACCCCCATCACGTTCGAATTCGAAGCAAGCGCGGTGCTGATGGCCTGCGTGATGAACGAGCGCAGCTAGCACAAAGTCTCACCCTGCCAGCATCGAAGTAGCGGGGGTGAGAGCGCAGCACACTCAAGTGTGCGCAAGAAAGGGAATGATGAGTGACGATTTGCAGCCGTGGGAACTGGAGCTCCTGAGCTACGCCGGTGCCACTGCGGACGCCGATCAGGTGTTCGGTAACTCCGCATGGGCCGAGGGTGACCACATCGAAGATGGTGACTTCACTGAGGAGGCTCTGGACGCATGGTATGCGAATGAGCCCACCTTCGGCACGCACTACGCCGACGGCTTCACCTTCGTGAACGTATACGAGGTAGACAGGATCTACGGTGGGCCCGAGGAGGGTGGCTGGTACTACGACACCGGAACGGTCGTCATCAGCCGTCAGGTGCCTACCGGAGACGCGAACCGGGTACAGAACGAGTTGGAGCGGGAGTGGCCTCGTGGCCATGGCCAGAATGACTCCAACTCGGTGACCTACTGCGGTGGTGACTACCGGGTGTGGATCGAGGATGTCCCGGGTGCGGACTACCCGAAGGTGTCCCCGCATTACGAGTAGTCAGGACGAAACGCCGTGAGGCGTCCGCACGTTATGCGTGCGCTGATGAGTCCGAAAGGTGATCATGGCACTTCCGTCCGTGAACGACTACGGGCAGACAGAGAACCGCGCTGCATTCAAGCGTGGCGTTGCTGCTGCCAAGCGGTATTACAAGGCTTTGGAGCAAGGCAAGTCTCCGGACTACTGTGCCATTATCGAACGGGCTGATGCCCGCAACGAGCGGCACGCGTGGTACGACGGTTTCGACTCCATCGCCAACCCTGAGTACTTCGAGGAGTGACCATGCAACTTGCAATTCTGTACGATAACGGCGAGTTCCGCATCCATGCGGCTACCTGCCGGGACGTGTCCCGAGAGGCCAAGAGGTTCTTTGACACGCCTTGGCTGATCGAGGCCGTGGACAAGCACACAGTGAACGTATCGTGCTGGGCAGACATTGCCGGAGACACGACAGAGCCGGGCACGAAGGAATGGCACGCACTGTGTGACGACTACGCGTCGTCGGAGTCCACGTACCTCCCTTGCTGTGCTGACGGGCTTTACGCAGGTAGCTAGAGGCTGAAAGTGCGGCGCACTATGTGCGCCAATCTTTGAACCACTAGAAGGGATGTATGATGATCGAGTACCGAGTATGGTGTGAGAACGGTGATCTGTTGGGATACGCTGAGGTGAACGGCGACCACTTTGCCGTTGCTGATGCCGACCCTGACAGCGGGTACGCATGGTTTGCTGCGGAGGGTGGTACCACGTTCGCCAGCGGGTACATGGCACAGAGCTACGCCCGTGACTGGGGGGAGGCCTACGCTGCTTACTGGCGTGACCGGTGCGATTGCGAGACGTCCGACTGTGGCGTCATGAACCCGCATGGCATCTACATTCAGGTCTGCGAGGATGACTGGGATGTCACTGGGGATCCTTGCCGCCCGTAACACAAGGTCGAAACCCCGGGAGGGGTCGGTGGGTTACTCCCACCCTGATGAGACCATTGGAGTCACCATGTTCAACGTTTACGCCATTCGCAACCTCGAAGATGACGCGGTGCTGTTCGGCCGTCGCCTTGTTCTTGCGGCTGCGGAAGCCATTGTGAACGAGCTGATTGCCCAGGGTGTGTACGCCTGGGCAGAGCGCGTCTAACAGCTACAGGTGGCCCGGGAAAGGCGGTTACAGGGGTGCGAGTCCCCGCCGGGCACGCAACATTGGCACAACAAGGGAGTAACCATGTTTGATGTTTGGTTCGTCAAATCCATTGGCGAGTTGCTGCACATCGATCGGGAGAAGAAGCTTTTCATTTCGAGCCTGGCCAGTCGCAATGAGGCTGAGCGAGTGGCGTGGAACCTCATGGAAGAGGGTTTCGTTTACAAGGCATGGGTCGAGGTGGCCTGAGCCTGGCTGACTGAGGGGGTTGTGGACGGGGCGAACCGGTGGTAGCCTGCCGGAACGTCTTGTCCCTTGTCCCATCAGCACTAGCCAGGAGAGATTGTGAAGTTTTCGTTTGCTACCAGTGAGGCACTTCAGATCACCAATGTGCTCATGGAGCACCGCCACACGGGCTACAGCGTCTCTGTGGGAGGCTTCCAGCCCGTCAGTGGGTACATGGTGGGTGGAGAGGTCGAGAGCCTTGTGCTGCCCGCTGAGGGCTCGCACTACCTCTCGACGGATGACTGGCTGATCGCGCATTGGGATCTGCTGAGCAAGCCCGGTTACTTCGCCGGAGTCTGGACCGACTCGGAGTCCGGTGATGTCTATGTGGACATCAGCCGCAACGTGGATGACCTGTACACCGCTCTCGCCATTGCGGCGGCGCGCAAGGAGCTGGCCATCTGGGATGTGGCGAACAGCGTGGAGATCCGCACCGAAGAGAGCGGCGCGGTTTTGTCCGACCGGCTGTAAGCCGGTGGCCCCTGGAATGGCATACAACCTCGGTCGAGTCCGAGGCAGGGGCGCGTAACACACGATAGAAAGGTTGCGACATGCAAGCTGAGCTGTTCACGGAGTTGCCGACCGGCTACCTCCCGTGTTCCCGTCCGGAACTGGTCGCGGGTTACGTCTCCATTCAGGACATCATCAACGGCGATTCCGGCGACTTCAGCCGGTGCCGGAGGTGTGAGAAGGCCTTGTGCCAGTGCCACTTGCACGAAAAGAGGCAAGACCCTCAGTACAACACGTTATTGGAGCACTTCCGAGCCGGTGGGATGATCAATCAGCCGGTCTACTATGAGCCTGAGGACAGATGCCTTTCCAATGGCCACCACCGGCTTGCCGCTGCCATGGACGCGGGGTACACTCACATCCCGTACCAGTCCCACTGGGGTAAGGAAGAGGACTGGGAGGAGAGCTTTGCCGACAAGGGATTCAAGCTGATCACGGAGTGACGGTAGGGCCGACATTGTCGGCCTGTCCGCCAAACTGTGAATCATGGTTTGGAGATTGGATCAAAATGCGCGGGTACGTCAGCCAAATTCTCGACTACAATGAGGATGCGGCGCGCAAGTGGAATGACAAGCGCGTAAATTGTAACGGAACGGAGCAGAACGGCACGGTTGCCCGTGCCTACTGGAACGGCCCTGGACAGCCTGTGCAGCTCGTGGTGGACTGGGACGACTCCCAGCTGATTTGGGCCCGTCACACGGACGCCGAGCACGTTACGATCATTCGGGAGGTCTGATCATGGAGCTGGAATACCGATTCAAGATCGGTGGCGGCTACCCTCACAACGAGGGCGTTACCGAGTGGCTGCCTCTCCCTTCGATTAGTACCACCCCGTTCGGGTGGGATTTCCGGTTCGAGGAGGAGTACCTTGACCTTTTCGAAATCCGGGAGAAGCCCTCGTTTGTCCCGGGGTACTTCATCTACACCGACCCTGACCACATTGCGCCCGGCTTGAAAAAGTCCGCGCATTGGTTCGACGACGACCCAGGCAAGGACTATGCCCGAGTAGATGTTACCCTAGCTGACTGAGGAATTTGGTCCCGGGCTTGTCCCGGGACCTTGTTCTCCATTTAGAAAGGATGATACAATGGAGTTGGAATACCGGTCCAAGACCAACCACACCAGTGAGATTAGCGGCTGGTGTACGCTCGAATTGACCGAGCGGGGTGGTGGGCGCTGGGACTACCGAGAGGCCAAGGAGCTCGGAGACGCCCTGGAGTACCTGGAGATTCGAGTGAAGCCGGACTTCATTCCGGGGTACTACCAGTGCACCGAAGAGGGGTTGCATTTTGGCATAGGGGAGATTCTTTGGATGGGCTCCCAGGCCGACATAGACCACACCAAGTGTGGCTGGTCTCGTGTGAACGTCACCCTGGCTGAGTAAGGGGAGTTGGGCTCACTCTGTGAGCCCCTTCTCTCTCTACTTAGAGAGGCAGGAAACACAATGGATGTTGTGTGGCAATACCGGCTCTTCTACGGCCCGTCTGACGTGACGGAGGACGGGTGGACTAGCTGGAAAACTTTGCGAGCCGAGACGGTCCATTACGGGCCCCGGACGTTGCTCAGCCTTGACCCGCACGCTACTGGTCGGATTGAGTTCCGTATCAAGCCGGAGCCGGTCAGTGACACGTCACTGGATGAGGACTACTACCTCGGCATTGATGATGAAGATGATCTGGACGACCAGGAGGACGTCTGGCCCGACTTCATTGATGAAGGCGGCTACTACTTCGGGCAGCAGGGCCACTGATGGGCTACCGGGTGATTGAGATGGGAAACGACCCCAGCCACGTGTGTGAGGACAACCTCCCGGGGGTATATGAGTACCCGCAGGGTACAGTGGTCGAGTGCGAGTGTGGACAGCGGTGGTGGATCAACCGCTTTCGTTTGTGGGACAAGACGTATTACCGCACCTCTGCTGAAGGCTGAGTGAGGGAGGTGGGGCCAGTCTCGTACTGGCCCCTGCCTTCTCCAATCAGAAAGGGAGACAATTGCTTATTGAGAAGATTTCTCAGGCAACTGGTAAGTGCAACACCCGAGAGATCGAGATTGACCCGATAGACTATATCAAGTGGTCGGCCGGTTACTATGGTCACGTACAGGATGCCTTCCCGGATCTGTCCTACGATGACCGGGAGTTCCTGATCTCCGGTACCACTCCCGAGGAGTGGGATGCCATCTTCGAGTCCGAAGAGGATGACGACTTCACCGGTTACGAGCTGGCCGACACGAGTGATGGCAACGACCACACCGGCTTGCAGCCGGGGGAGGGAGACCGGTACTGATGGATTGGTTGGCTGTTGTCTGGTGCGCATTCCCAGTGCTGATAGTCATCTGGGGTTGCATTCGCCCGGACATTGAAGAAGAGATGGAGGACGAGTAATGGCTAAAGAGATCAATTACGAATTCCTGCGGGACTTCCTGGATTTCGCCGATGAGTGCTATACCGGGGGGAGCACCGGTAGCTCCGAGGCGGAATACCGGAAGGAGAGCACCGACTACTACATTGAGCAGCTGGAGGACGAAGTCAAGAAGATCCTCGCCGAAGCTGGCGAGCTGCCTGAGCCCTTCGAGCCGGGGTACTTCCGGAACTCTGAAGCCTTGTACGGAGACGTTCGCTGGTTTCGCACGGCACCAGACAATAACGGGTACGGACTTTGGTCACGAGTTGAGGTGACGGAGCTCTGATGGACCAGAAAACGATTCTCAACCTGTTGATAGAGGGTGTGTCTCAGTACTTCGGTGAAGTAAACGGCGCGATCATTCCGCCGATTCGGGGTATGGTCATCATCTACGATGGCACAGAAGTTGTGGTTGTCGGTGGAGAGATCGAGGTGACCCTTGCGGGACACTACGAGGACCACGATTCCGTGACTAGCTATGTCGACGTGACGACACAGTAAACACAAAGTAGCCCCTCCTGCCAGCTGGCAGGAGGGGCTTTCTTGTTTCTACTCGTCTCTCAGCCGGGAGAGCTCCCAGTGTCGACGTCGCTCGGCTTGTGCGAACTTCGAGCCAGCTCTACGGAGAGCCTTCCGCAGCTTCTCTTCACCATCCGCGCCTTCAGCACGGAACGCGTCCACCTTGGTCCAGTGAACAACTGCCCAGAGGTACATCTCTTGGGCAATGTCCTCAGTGTCTACCATCGGCATGACACGGTGGAGGTACTTGGCCAGCCGTTGAACCATCTCGTCTAGTGAGTCACCCATCAGTACCAAACCCCCCGGAACTCGAACCGCGTGTCTCTCGCCACCAACAGCTCAGGGTGTGACCCGTGGTCACGGTGCCAGTGCACCAGCCCTGTACCGTGCGCCCACTGAGGGGCGGTACTCTTGATGTACTCAGCCTCGGAGAACTTCATTCCACAGCCGACATTCATGTAGAACTTCGCATGGATGTCGAAGTTGTAGCCGGTGGCCACCGAGGTGAGCAACGGCCGGTGGGTGTGCCCGGCAATGACGCTCGCTCCGGTCGTCGCCACGACCGAGGTGCCCTTACTGTACTGATTGGCACTGGTCAATCCCCACTGGTGACCGTGACCGGCCACCACACCAGGGAACACCTCGAAGATCTTCCGCTCGTACTTGATGCCCAATTCTTCGAGACCGAACAGGTTCTCGATGGACAGCGCCCGCAGGTGCCGGAAGGCCGGGAGACGGCTTGTGATGGACTGTGTGAACCTCGCCAGGTGGTTGGAGTAGCAGATCTGGAAGGTGGCGTCTGGAGCCGCCTCACGGTACTTCTGGAGCCATCCGTGGGTAGTGTCTATCTCGCGCTGTAGGTTGCCCTCAGCCTCTGCCGGAGTCCCTTGTACCCACCGGCCGATCGTGGTTGCGTCGCTCTCGTCACCTACATGGATGATCTTGTCAGGCTGCACATCCTTTACCAACCGGAGCACCCGGTTGAGGTAGTCGTCATCCTGTAGCTCACACTGCCAGTCCGACAGGATTAGTGCCGTGCGACGCCGCTCAGACATTAGACTCCCCAGTTGACTTCCGACATGTCGTTACGGTCGTTGTCCACGACCGGGATATCATCAGCGGCCATGTTGACTCCCTGCCCAAGGGCAGAGCCCATGTTCCGCAGGCGGACCTCTTCGTCACGAGCGGCCTTGTCGGCCGCCTCGGCACCGAGGTTGCCGGAAGCCTCGATCAGGCCCGGGTAACCTACCGGCCTGCCAGCTCCACGGCTGTCCCAACCGCGCGGGTAGTCCGTGGGAATGGCGGGCGTAGTCGGCAAGATCTGGCCCCTCACGGTGCCGAGGATGTCCTGCAACGTGTCGAGAGACACGTCTTCCGATTCCACCATCCACGCCACCGTTTTCAATCCGTCATTATACGTGAATCGGAGTTGATTGCCCCCGACTTTCTTTACTGAGAGTGTCATGACCCCTCTTGAATCTTGTCATAAATGAGCTGAAGTGTGCTCTGGAACTTGTATTGCTGCGTTTGCGCAGCATCCCACAAAACTTGAATGTCCTCAGGAACTTCAGAAGGCTTGAAGAAGTCTAGTGCACTTTCCAAATTACCTCCTGCCGACCAACCGCATAGAAAGTTGTGTGTTACCTGCGTCACTTTGATATTTTCGACATTAGCCACGCTGGTCCTTCTTTCACAAGCATTGAGTTGACGTCTTCGCCGTCAGGCATCAGTATCGGTCGAGCTTTAATTTCCCTCGATAGAAACTGACCGAAATCCCTGCCCGGTTCGTCTCCATCGCAAAACGCATAGATAACCGGGAAATCCTCGAAGCAGCGCCGATAAAAAGATTTCCATGCTTTGACCCCAGGGACACCGACAGCAGGAATCGACGATTGGACCAGCGACAGCGTATCCATCTCACCTTCGGTGACACAGATATACTCTCTGGCGGTGAAGAAGGACTCGACGTGGAACAGGTTCGTTTCGACCCCGGGGAGGTTGAGGTATTTCGGCCCATTGTCATCCTCGTTGACTGCGCGGAATTTAAGATTGACACAACCAGTTCGGGTGATATAGGGAATACTGAGCCGACCACGGAACTGCTCTTGGCCGGGGAGCGGGTTGTCCACATATCCGAGTTGTTCACTTTCGGCGAACTCCTGAGATATTCCTCGTTCTTCCAAGTAGTCTAGTACCCGCCAGAGGCTTTGATTGTACGTTTCGGTACTCTGCGCCAGCAAGTTCCTTTGCTCTGCACTCAGCAGCATTACGGGTGCAACCCTCCATCTCCATAATCAGCTCGACGCCGTTCCAAGAACGGCCGCACACGTGGCAGTGGACACGAGGGTTCTCGTCTACCGTAAGCGCCGAGGCGCTGGCGTGGTCGTCGTCATGTACGATGCACCGGATGCTCTGCCAAATCGGCCGATCAGAGACCATGACACCGTAATGCGCGAGGATGGGGCCTATCATCTACGCCTGAACCAGATGAAGAGAGCCAGGCAGAAAACGACACCTTCCACAAACCCGATAAAGAACATCTCAACAGGAGTCAGCATCAGCTCGCCCCGTCTCCTCGTTTCTGTTGGCGCCAGCAAGGCTCACAGATGTACGGCTGGTCAGGGTGGTGGTACCTGCCGTCGCAGTGCCAGCAGCACTTGGGGTGCACGTCTGGCTTCTCTCTCACGAGGCCCAATCTCCCAACCGGTGGATAATCAGGGCGTCGTCCCACGACTGACCCTTGACCTTGACGACCAACATCCCAGGAGGGGTCTTAGCGAGCCCTCTGTGGGCCCTGTAAGCCTCTCGCTGTGCTGCCAGGTCCTTCCACCAACCCTTGACCCTCGCAGGGCTCAGAGCCCGCTCTGTGCGGTCCTGGTGTCGGGGGGTGAAGGTCTTCAGTTGGACCACGATCTGTCCTTCGGGGACACCTTCGGCCCAACCGAGGGAGACGGTAAGGTCTCCCTCATCCTCAGTGCCTGCCAGATGCAGCCGCTCGGACGAGAGTCCGTGCTCTCGGAAATACTCCAGCAGTTGTTGCTCGGCTGCAAAGCCGTAATGCTTGTTGTTCAGTGCAGTGTTAGAACCTGTCATTGATTGCCGCCAATTCATCCTCGGTCCCGAACCAAATGCCGGAGCCCTCTGTGTGCGCCGAATCAGCGCTAGCCACATAGGTGAACTTCTCCCCGTACTCGTAAACGTGGATGTACACCTTCCACCGAGTCGTCTCTATTTCAACCTTGCTCAGGCCATCTGCTCGGTGACGAACGAGCTCCATGCGGACCTCTCAATTTTTCCCAAAAAATTTTTCATGACTTTCACACAGACACTTCTTCAAACCAGCACTGTGAGGGGTCGGCCTTCAAAGTGAAGTACTCTTTTCCTGTCGGGTCCTGCTTACCGTGCCGGTTCTTCACTGCACAGATAGCCAGGTCACCAGACCAGGGGATCGGCGCCACATTCAGGATGAGAGCCGGTAGCTGGGAAACCTTCTGCAAGATGGCCGAACGAGGCGGAACCGGATTGCCCGGCACCGCCTCACTCGCGTGATGCACCAGGACAACACAAGCGGAGTAGTCACGAGCGATACCGGCCAGGTAGTCCACGATCCGCAGGGCCGTACCGTGCTCGCTGTCCTCTGCGTAGTTCACCCGCATGAGGACGTCCACCACTACCAGGACCGGTGGGACACCGAAGACTTCAATGAAGGCTTCGATCTCCTCTTCAATCTCCGGCAAGGTGGGGTTAGGACTGAAGTTCCACTTGATGTGGTCCGTCTCCGTCAGCTGGGCACTTGCCCAGTGCGGTTCGGTATGCATCCGTGCTTCGACCCGCTCGGTGGGCACCCGCAACCTGCGGGCGATCAACCGGGAAGCTACCGTCGTCTCGTCACTGTCGTTCGAGACGTAGAGCGTTGGCACCTTCCACATGTCCACCATGGCGAGGGTGACCAAGGTCTTGTAGGACCCTGGCACACCCGCGATCATGCAGAGGCTCCCTCGCCGAAACCTCACTCCGTTGTTGGCGAAGCTGGGGAACAGGTCAGGCAGAGCCTCACCTCTGTTGCCTTCCTGCTTCAAAGTCTTGGCGAGGGAAAGCACTCAGTCCTCCGTGTCTACTGCCAGGTAGCGAATGGCCAGACGAACGTTGGCCTGAGGGGGGTTAAAGTTGTCACCCAGCCGCTCGGCCTCTGCCACAATGTCATCCCACACCTGGTCAGGAATGCCGGAGAAGTCGTCATCATACCAGAGCATACTACCACCGGCCACGGCCTTGAAAACGGCCACTGCCACAAGGTGGCGAGCGATGGTGTTCTGATCAGAAAGGAAATCCATCAGCTGTTAACCCACTCGGGCTTGCACTGGACGTTGCGGTCCTTGTGGGGGCACATGAAGCCAGCCCACTCACCCTTCGGGTTCTTGGCACTCGGAGCGCACTTGCCGGTCTTGTAGACCCGCTCTCCGTGGATGCAGGCGTGCCCGGAGCCGCCAGCAGGGGCGGCGAAGGCGGGGGGAATGTACGCAGCGGGAGCGCTAGCCGCCGCCGGAGCAGGGCTCGGCGGGACGGCCTCCGGAAAGGCCCCGTTGAGATCCGCCAGGACAACCTGGAGCTGCTCGATGATGGTCGTCGGGCCAGGAGTGAAGTACTCCTCGGCAGTGAACTCCACCTCAGCGTAGCAGTACTGAGCGTTGCCAGGGAGCCGGAACGTGATGTTAGCCATTAGTCCTCTTCCACCAATTCGATTGCCTTGTAAACCACACCATATTCAAACGGACTTTCCACGTCATCATCGACCTCGAAGTCACCGAGGTCGACCTGCCGTGCACACTGGTGACACAGGCTGACGTACAACTCGTTGTACGCCTCTTCCCTCGCCTCTTCCTCACTCTCTGCTTCCACTTCCACAGAGGCGGACGCGGTGGCGTGGAAGGCCACCCGGTACTTAGCCATTCAACACCTTCTCTATCGTGTACAGGTGAGCATCCTTGCCGCCGAAGGCGGCGCAAGCATTGTTCACACTGCACCAGTTGCAAAGGTTGGTCTTGTGAGGCAGGAACACCTTGTTCTGTACCGCTGTCTTGAACTGTACACCCATCTGACCCAAGCTGTCAATGGTATAGCCGGACAGATTGTAAAGGGCGCTCAGCTTGCCGAGACGGGGGTTGTAGTACGCACCCCACTTGGGGCGCTCCCCATACTGGAGCTCCGTGCCGACAGCATACGTGCCAAGCTGGAGATCCGACTCCGGCATCCGAGAGCCGGTCTTGATGTCCACGACGATCAGATCCCCCGTGTCCGGGTGGGTAAACACCCGGTCGATGGAACCCTTGAACTTCCAGCCGTGCAGTTCGAAGTCCAGCGGAAGCTCGCAGGCGAGGCCGAAGTACTCCACCTCACCAGTGTCCGAGTCGAAGCCGTCAATGGCTCCGTCCCAGACAGACCAGTTGGTCTCGGTCCTCCACTCAATGTACTTGCGTACGAACTGAGGGCCAAGCTCCATCCACCGCAGGTAGTCCTCACCATCCGGCAGGTTCTTCTTCTTGCCTGCCGTACGCCACTTGGACACATCCGGGAACCGCTGCTGCTGGTCCTCGATCTCCTTGTTGAACACCTCGGCCCACACGAGGTCCACCATGGCATCGTTGAATCCTTCAAGGTCCCATCGTTCGGTCACCTCGTGGACGGCACGTCCACCAGCGAACCAGAAGGCGGGAATCTCAGGGACGTGGGCGATCTTCTCAAGGAAGTACCGCTGGCCACAGTCCATGTAGCTGGATAAGGAAGAGTAGCTGAAGTGCGGAGGAACCCACTTGGCGTCAGGCACGACGGGCCTTCCTCGGCTTGAGCTGCTTGCGCAGGTTGCGCATCCCATCGGCAAGGGTTCGGGAAGCCTGATCGTACGTGACGTTCATGGCCAAAGCCACGTCCTCCACGCTAAGCTCCTCGTAGTACCGAAGGACTAGTGCGGTACGCTGGTTCGGTGCCAGGCGCTCTATGGCCCCTCTCAGGTCTTCCTGTCGCTTGCTGGGGAGGGAGGCCATGTACGTATCCTCGGCAGACGCCACGGGGGGGAGAATCCTCTCGTCTATGATGTCAGTCTCTCTCTCTGTGCTTACCTGGTAGAGTCCGATGGGACTCGTAGCCTGCTCACCGGCAGCCTTGGCTGACTGTGCGCGCTTCTCTCCATTATGATACCCCCGGCGGCGCATAATCACCACCTTTGCGTTCATCAATATGTGGCTCAGGTAATAATTTTTGACGTCCCGAGCCACCGAAAGGTCCGGAGGGTACTGGAGGATCCGTGCCAAGGTGTCCTGGATCACGTCTTCCTGGTCGGCTTCGTTCAGGATGTACCACTTGTGTGCCTCCGAGCGGATGATCCGCTCTGCTGGCTTGCGGTAGCTCCGCATCGCTTCGTCCATGACCTCAAGGTAGCAGCCGCAGAGATTTTTGTCAAGCCCCTTGGATCGGGGGCGCATGTGGTATCAACCTAAGTGCGGAACTAACCGTGGGCACCCGATGGGTGGGGCGAGAGTCCAGCAGCGACCTCAGTTGGATGATGAGGTGCTTGTCCTACCTCCTGACCTGGGCTTATGTCTCTGACCTGGGATTTGAGGTAGGGAGCACTCTTTCCTAGTTGGATGTTAGCACAGCCGATAGGCTGTGCGGAACAATCTTGAACGTAGGTCTTGACAAGCCCGCCCTGCGGGCTGTATGGTGGGGCTATGAACACAGCAGATGAGATCCGCCAGGGACGTCGCCAAGGGCGACTGCTGCTGAAGTTGCAACTATTCCACTACAACTATGGGCCGGATGTCCAGCGTGCTGCCTCGGCAGCTGACAAGATCAGAGAGTTCGATGCCGAGACCACTCGGCTTATCACGGAGGCAGTTAGTGACTAGTTTGAGGATCACCCGCAAGGGTAGCCCCGTTCACACCATGGTTGTACCGAAGGCTCGGCTGGCCGAGATCGTGGAGGAGTACAAGCTCCTCGGATGGGAAGTGTCCCGATGAAGTCCTACCACGTTGAGTTTGAGTTCGAGACCATGGATGACGCCGTGGTTGCACCGGGTGAGATGCTGGAGGTTCGTCTTCCGGCCGATGCTCTGGTCAGTGACATCACGCCGAAGGATGCTGTGGCCGGGTGGTACCAGGACACCAGGCCCGCCGAGTACGCGCCTGTGTACTACTGGGATGAAGATGAGATCGAGGACTTTGGCTCGTCAAACTTCTTCGGTGCCTACCGGCGTGTGAAGGAGCCGGAGGTTTGGGTGGCTGAGTCGGAGGGCAAGTACAAGGATGGTAGCTACCTGATGGATGGCCAGTACAAGTACCACCGGGTGGGTGGCGTGTGGTACTTCGAGCTGTACTTGCTCGGCGATTGGGCCAAGTCCGAATACAATGACGAGACGATTGTTGACGACTACTACTCCATCGAGTACCAGGGCCTGACCACTTGGACGCCCGATGCCTGAGGGTCCATCGCACGCCTTCGTCCTATACTGGCAACTATGGTTCTACGGGTGGTCGATCTCGTTCCTCGTGCCGGAGCTCACCGAGCTTGCTCGGGGTAACGCACAGAACACTCTGTCGTCCGCAGTCTGGACCTTGGAGAAGGTCACGGCCGGGCAATCCATTTCGAACTGGACGTTCTTTCACTTCGCCTTCACGGGCTTCTTCATCCTGCTGGCCATCTGGCTCTCGGGTCACTTCGGATGGGGTTTCTGGCGATGATCGCTACAGCGGTCAAGCCCAGCGTTCGAGTCCGGAAGTACGGTGATGACTGGCACGTCCAGTCCGAGGTTGAACTGCACGGTCACCGGGTATGGATGCTAGTAGCCAGCTACAGCACGTGGGACATCGCCTTCGCTGTAGCGGAGGTGGAGGCCAGCCCGGATGCTTGGCCCCTTCGAATGAGTGACAGAGGAGTATGATGAACAAGGGCGAACTGGATCTGTACAATGATGTGTACACGGTCCTCATTCCCGAGGGGCTAGACAACGATGACGCGCACGAGATCACTCGTGCGATAGTGGACAAGATCAAGACTGGCAACTACTTTGTCCACATCGGTGAGATCCTTTCTGTGTCCTGGGACAACGTGGCTGACTGGCTGGATGATGGGGTTGTCTACTCCATCAAGACCGAAGTTCCGGAGGACTAAGATGTTGCAGCACGTGGGTGCCTTTGTGGTAATCGGGAGCTCAGTAGATCGAGGTCTTCAGGACTACCTTGGCGAAGGGGCGGAAATTGTGCGAGTGGATCATCTAGACCAGGAGCTCCCGTACTTGGTTGAGTTCGACAACGGCGTGCGGCTGTGGGTCGCTGAGGATGAGCTGGAGGATGACAGTGAGTAAGCTTGCAGAGGCGAAGGCTCTTCTGGCCGAGCGTGGTCGGACGAGTGAGGGCAGTCTGGAGGACAAGAACGGCTGTCTGTGCCCGCTCGGTGCACTGAACGTGGTGTACACGGGCTTCTCCGGGGCGGGTATCGATCCGAACGATACCACGTGTGTTCGGTCATACGAGCCGACAGATCCGGACCACGTTGCGGACGTGAAGGCTCTGGCCAGGGTGGCCTCCGGCCGCCTCCCCCGCATATTCGAGGTCGAAGCCGATGATGACTACAGCTACGTCTACCGGTACAACGACAACCGCGAAGCTGGTGTGCCGGGGTACGATGCTGACGTGCTCAGCCTTTTCGACGACGCAGTTGCGCTGGTAACCTGGTGACTCAGTACGAGGTTACCTTCACGATCAATACGAACGACACCTGGGTGTACAAGCCGGGAGGCTTGATCTCCTTCCTGGGCACGGGGGTTGTGGTCCCTGCCAACGCTTCAATTACTCAGCCCTTCCAGCCTGGCTACTTCTACCAAGCACCGACGACTGTCGGTGACCCGGTCACCGCCACCTGGGAGACCACGGACCCCGGTCCGGGCTGGCTCCGAGTGACTGACCCACTGACCACCAGCTAGTGGTACGCGGCGAAGAGGTTGACAGCCCAAGAGGCTGTCGGTGGTTCGACTCCACCCGCCGCTACGGAAGGGAGAGACATGGCAGATCTCTACGTGCTCGGCCCGAAGTTCGATCGCGGCGTCCGGTACTACCGAGACCGTTTGATCGAAGAGGGTGTAGCCCTCGGCCTGGACACTGAGTCCACCGGCCTGGACTACTGGTCACCCGACTGGCGTCTGCGCACAGTGCAGTTGGCCAGTGAGCGCTTCACCTGCGTCTTCGACGTGGAGGTCCCGGAGCAGAACGAGGTCATTCGGGAGATCCTGACCGAGGGTCAGCAGTTCATCAGCCACAACGATGCTGACTGCATCTCGGTCCACCGGCACTTCGGCATTGACATCACGGATCGGAACCTCGACACGAAGGTTCTGGCTCAGCTGCTGTGGCCCGGAGAGCTTGTCTCTCACGGTCTGAAAGACCTCGTGGAGCAGTACGTAGGACCGGAGCTGGGAGAGGCTGAGAAGGCCCTCCACGCCCGCTTTCGGGAGCTCCTAGACATTCAGCCGTACGACCCTGAGTCTCCTGCCGGTCGTGCCCGACTGGAAGAGGGTCGCACGCTAGAGCGACAGCTCACGAAAGGGCAGATCGGTAAAGGCTTCGCCACGATTGACACGTATGATCCTGCGTACACCCAGTACGGTGGAGCGGATGCGCACTACGTGCGCAAGCTGTTCATGGTGCTAGAGCCCATGATGTACAAGAAAGAGGTGCACAAGGCATGGCCAGACGAGTGCGAGAACAGGGCAATAGCAACGCGAATGACAATTCGCGGGATGAAGGTGAACGTCAAGCTAGCACGATCACTGCACTCGGAGTGGTCTGGGAGGCTGCACTCCGCGCTAGACGAGTTTCAGACGGAGTACGGGTGTCCGGCTCGCAGTACACAGAAGGTCGCAGCTCTGCTGCTGACGGATGGTGTGGTGCTGACGAAGAGGACGAAGGCCAGTAAGACACACCCGGAGGGACAATGGGCGCTCGGCAAGGAGATAGTGAAGGAGCTGGCGGAGGAGTACCCGGACAACCGGAAGCTCCAACTGTTGGTGGAAGTGGCGGAGAATTCGAACGTCGCTACGTTCTTGACAACGCTGCTAGGGTTCGTGGACTCCGACGGCAGGGTTCATCCCTCAATCTCGACACTTGGGACGGTCACGGGCCGCTGGAGTGTAACACAACCTGCGGTTCAGACTGTTTCTGGCAACAACCCTTGCCGATCTATTTTCGACCTGAATCTGAGTGCGGACCTTGGCCAGATCGAGCCGAGGATCGCAGTCGGCCTAGCGTGTGAGCGGAACCTGATTCCGGATCTTCTCAACGGATACGATGTGTACTCGGCCGCGTCGGCCGTTGCCTTCGGGCCGAACTACACTCCGGCACAACGCAAGAAGATGAAGAGGATCATCCTGGGCACGCTGTATGCAGCGGGCATCACCACCTTGGTCCGGCAGGCAAGGTACCAGGACGGTTGGCTTGACGCCAACCCGCAGATTGTTGGAGAGGTTCGGGACCTGTGGAAGAAGACAGCACCGGCCATCGAAGAGTACTCGAAGTACTTACAGGTCTTGCCGACTGTGAGGCTGGAGTCTGGAAGATACGTCCCTCAGGACGAACAGCGCAGGTACAAAGCTATCAACAGCGTGTGCCAGGGGACTGCAAGAGACGTTCTCATGGAGCGCATGAGGGCCATCTCCAAGAGGTACGACAAGTACCTGGTAATGACAATGCACGACGAGGTTTTGATGGATGTACCTGTGACGGAACTGCCAGAGGTTGCATCCTTTGTCCGGCAAGTCATGGAGTCGGGATACAATGGGATTCCGACACCAACAGATATCGAGATCTTTCCTACGGGATGGTCTGGTGCGGGTGTATCTCTAGAGAAGTTCCTGGAGGACGGGGAGTAATGGGTGAGAAGGAGCGTGAAGCTCTCGACTGGGTCATTCAGGATGAGCTTAACCGGCTGAAGGTGGTAGGTGCTTCCGCCGCAGAGGTTGACACCTCGGCTGCCCGCATTGTTGCAGCACTTAAGAAGGAGAAGTGAAGGCCGAGCACGAAGAGCGTCGCACTACTGTGCTCCTGGTAGAGATTACCTGGGAGCGAGCAAACTACTACACCAGTGGTGAGCTGGCCGACGTTGCAGCCGAGTGGATCCACTCGGCGCTAGACGACAGGGATGACTGCCCGTCTGCATACATCACCAACATTACGGAGGAGTGACATGGGCGCTCATGGCAACCAGGACAACGGCAAGAAGGAAAAGAAGGACGACAACTACCAGCCGCAGCACGCGGGTGGTCGTGATGGGTACGAGTGGGCCAAGGAGCACAAGGCTGAAGAGAAGAAGGGGAAGTAATGGGTAAGCATGGAGACGACAAAGGTGATGCCCAGGAGCGAGCGGACATCCTGAATAAGCTTCCGGTGTACGTTCCGAACCCTCCGACTCCGTACGACAAGGCCACGAAGGACCCGGCGAAGCCGAAGAAAGGCTGACGTGACTACTCGCAACTTCTCTCTTGAGTGGATGAAGGAACAGGATCTGCCCAACTCCGACCTGGTGGTGTGGTCCGAGCAGGAGCTTGGAGGTGGTCGTTGGTACGACTACGTCCTGTGTGTTTTCAAAGCACTTGACAACGGCCTGCACTACGCGTTCTACTATGATGTCGGCAAGACTGAGCACCAAGATGTCGATTGGTGGGAGAACCTGGACGAGCAGGTATCTTGCACTCTGGTCGAACTCCGGCAGGTCATGACTGAGGAGTGGCGCCCGGTAGAAGACTAAACAAAAATAGCCCTCCCCCTTTCGGGGGAGGGCTTCTTGCTGCGCTAGATCAGATCACGGCGCCAGGTTGGCGTGCCAGTTGGTGCCGTCGCAGACGCACCGCAGGGAGCCGAAGGCAGCAGTCACCAGCGTGGAGATGCCAGTACCGGCCGCAGCACCGTTGATGGTACCACCAGCGGTCTTCACGGTGATAGCACCCGCCGCCGTGGTGGTCTTCATGACCACATACTCACGGCCAGCAAGCAGGGCCGAAGCCGCAGGCAGGGTCACAGTCTGCGCGCCCACCGTGGTGGTGTCGCAGAAGATGAAGTAGTCCTGGGCAGTCACAGTGTACGAAGCGGTGGGGTTGGCCACCGTTACGGTAGTAAAGTTAGTGTCATCAAATCCGGACATCAGTTCTCCTTCGAAGGGGTGGGATGTGCAAGTACCTCAACGTCATCTAGAATCTCGTCGAGGACTTCATCACTACGCGTGGTGTCCTGCTTGTTCACATAAGCCAGGACCGGCTGGGTAACAGCCGAGTACGCAGTGAGCCAATACAACAGCCAGAACCCGTGAGGGTCTAGGCTGTGGTCGAGGTTCTCCGTGAGGATCAGACCTCCAGTGAAAATGGCAGTCTGCCACACGCCAGCGGCGCTGGCGAACCATCGTGCAAATCGCTCAAGTGCCTTGACGTGCATCAGTACCTCACAGATAGGTCACGCAGAGACAGGGTTCTCGATGTTGGCCAGCTCGGCCGGGGTGATCTGGATCTCCTTGATGCCCGCAGCCTTGTAGTCAGCCAGGCTGGCCTCATCGGAGACGTGCCAGAGGCGGCTACCCGACAGGGCATAGACGTCGGTCTGACCCTTGATGGAAAGAATGTACATCTCGTCCTCTTCAATGTTGGAAGTGATGGGAGGCGCCGGAGGTGCCACAACCTCGGCACCGATGACCGTGAGGAACTGCTCGATCGTGCCCTTGTAGGCGTTGAAGTCCACTCGTAGTCCGGCGTACTCGTAGTCGTTGGAGAACTGCCACTGCACCGGAGTGAGCCCACCGTACGGGTTCCAGTTGGCATCCCCGTCCGAGTAGCCTGCCGGGTAGCCGGAGGCGATGAGCTTGAGACCAGCCTTGGTGAGGCTGGGAGAGCCCTGCTGGGACCAGTACCACTTGGGGTAGTACATCAGCCAGCACTTGCCTCCACGAGCCCTGTAGCGGGCTCTGAAGGCTTCCACGTCGGCAAGGGTAGGATAGCTATTCGGGGCGATAGGCTCCACGTCGATGAACAGGGGGACATCAGGGCCGACAATCGACAGAGCGAAGTCGGCCTGAGCCGCACCATTGCCAGCGTGGAGGAAGTGGTAGGCACCGAAGTGCGCACCAACAGCCGCAGCCTGTGCCTTGAAGTCTTGGTAGGTGTCGTCCTTGAAGGTCGTACCCTCGCTGGCCTTGGCCCAGACGAACACGGTACCGGGCTGAATCTTCAGCCCTCGGTTGTGGTTAGAGACGTCGGGGAATACAATCGTCATCAGCCATTCACATTCTTTGCTTCGCCGATCTCCGGCCCGTCATGTCGGAAGCCTCGGCGGTACGCTCCGAGACGGGATACGCTTGGGTGTCCAAGCTGTTCGTCCTCGTGGTCAAGTGAGAAGTCGAACCCGTTGGGACTTTGAGCATGAGAGTACGCTTCACCGACAGAGGTGATGGTGGAGTAGAACGGCAAGATAGGCCGCATCTGACCGGTGTGAGGCCGGTGCGGGTCCATGAACCTGGACTCGGATCGGAAGCGGCTCACGCGACCTCTCCGACCTTCAGAGCAGGGCTCTCCAGAAGGAGCTTCTGGAGTGCAATGTTGTGACGGAGCGTCTCGTCAAGCTTGCCGCTCAATGCAGTGACCTGTGTCTCAAGGTCACCGACCTTGAGTTCCAAGGCGCCCACGTGCTTCTCGTACATTTCAATGATGGCATTTGCGCTGTCTACCACATCCTTGATGGACTTACCCCGAAGGAGGTTGGAGGTGTACTTGGAGACGAAGGCGGCAACAAAGCCGCCTCCGGCTGCCAAGACGACTAGAGCCCAGGTACCAGCAGTTTCGTTCACAGTTCCTCATCAAGGGATCGTCAAGAGTGACACGGTCAAGTACCCGCCAATGCCTTCGTCTTGTGGCTGTGGGGGAGAGAGTACTTCTAGCTCGTAATCATTGATGATGACCAGTTGGTTTTCCCCCGTATTCAAATCCTGGAACAGGACGACATCTCCGAGTGTGGCAAACTGTTCGAACTGCTGCATGATTGTCCATGCGCTGTTCCTCTGACCGGTTCGCTGTCCGAACTTGTCCTTCTCGAAGTCGAACAAAAGGAGCGGCACAGTGATGAGCCGCTGTCTGGTGGTGCCGGGATATCCCTTTACCTGCCAGGTATTCAACACAGGTCCAGTGGTCGTAGACCCCTGATTCAAAGTGAATGTCAGGGATATCCATTCCTGTGCGGTGAGTGGATATCGAAGACCTATATTGCTCAGGGTGAAAGTATTCTCGTCCACCGTGGTGATAGTATTCGTGGCACCAGTCGGGTCAGTGACAGCCACACCGATTGATCCGGCGAATCCCGCCGGGCACCGGAGCGACAAGTACTTGAAGAGCTTCGGCTCCGTGGTGTTGTACCTGACGCGAGAGGTGATGAAATCACCAGACGTTTCTAGGACATTCGGGTCTTCTACGAACACCCCCTGGCTGGCGATAGCCACAGCTACAAGCTGAGAGTTACCCAGCGTACCCGCTGAGGTCACAGTACCTTGGATGTGTGCCGAGATGTCTTTCGCATATGCGAAGCTGGAGTTGGGTGCAGAGCCAGTCGTGGTTGTACCGAGGTCTACCCGGACCAGACCAGATGAGCTGTTGATGGTATCATTTGTGCCAGTGTAAAGGAATCTGTCCACTGCCGTAATACCATTACTCGGCCCAGGAAGATTGGGGTCTGTACTCCAAAGGAGTTGACCGTAGATAAGCCCGTTAGTTTGATATTCACCTACTCGGAAACCCTTGCTGGTGGCAATTCCCACAAACGTTTGAAGGTATCCGAATATCTGATTGATGGTTTCACCTCGCGGCATCTCTGCCGCAATGACACCTGCTGTGATTGTCGGCACAGCACCCGTGTCGTCCACAGCTGCGTACCAGATCTGACTGAGAGCACCTGCGAACCCCGCAAAGTAGATGGCCGTAGGGCCATCGTCGATGGAGGTCCACACCCAAGCAGGGTTGAGGTGGTGGAAGTTTCCACTGCCCGGTGTCAGCGTAGTGCCACTGGGCTTGCCAATGAAGACCTCGTTGTTCTGCGTCACCACTACACGGCCCTTGACGTAGGCCAACGTGACGTTGGCAGAACCGTTGGTGGTGTAGTACACCGAACCGGCCGAGCTGTTGTCCAGCGGGCCGGAGTACACATCACTTGTGGTCGCCACGTAGTAGTTGGAGCCGTCATCCGTGATGGACGAGATGGCACCGGTCATGCCGGTGACAGTGTAGGTCAGGTCTGTGCCGGTGCCAGTCAGTCGCTTTAGATTGGTGCCATCGGCACAGAGGATGTAGTCCACACCGCCCACGTGGATACCACGGATTTTGAGGTTGGCGTTGGAGCTGGTGAGAGCCTGGTTGGTCACGTTCAACAAGGACATCTGATTGATAGTCCACGGGTTGATCCCGTAGCTGTCGTAGAATCTGATGGCCAGCGAGGTATCCTCGCCAGTGTCACTGTAAAGAATCCCGGCACCACCGTGGAACGACATGCCGCTTCGCAGCCACCAGCCGGTGAAGGACTGCTCACCTACGAACTGCCCGTTGTCGAACTGTGCCTTGGTGATCTGCTGGAGGTCACGAGTGTACCTCCGGCGGAAGTAGCTGTTCCGGTTTGACACACCAGATAGGAACGGTATACCAGCGATGGCATAATCGTAGTTCGTGTTCGACCGGATAAACGCTGAGGTGGCAGAGCTGGTCTGTCCACCCAGTCTCGGAGGGCCGTTGAACAACCCTCCGGAGAGAGGGTTGACAATCATGGGCCCAGGAATGTTGACCATCACTTCTCCTTAGAAGGCACCAATGTCTTCGACCCAGAGCTTCCGGGAACCCGTGCCGTTGTTGTTGGCAGCACTGGTGGGGGTGAACACGTTGGTGCCAGACACGGCCTGGGCAAAGAAGGCCAGCGTGTGAGTACCGGAGCCGGAGGCAACAAAGGTGTCCTCCATATGAATTTCCATTCGACCAGCGCCACCTGCGGTGGTGCCAATCGAGTTCCACATGGTGTCCACGACAGCAGCACTTGCGGTGGTGGGGGTTGAACCGCTTCCGCTGTCGCGGATTCGGCAAGCCCAGGAACCGGGTACCGCTGTGGCGTTCCCGAACAGCCCCGTCATGATGACCTTGTACCTACGGCCCGCAATCGCAGTGAACACGTAGTTGCCGAGCACGCTGTCGATAGTGTCCGTGGTGCCCGACGTGGCAGTACCGAGACTGGCCGAAGAGATGGGTGCGGCTACAATGCCCTGCCCTCCACCAACTGTCTGCCAGGTGCCGGGAGAACCGGCAGAGATGCACACCCAGATGTTGCCCGTCTGGTCAACGATGAAGTCACCCAAGGAGAAAGTACCTGTCACCGGAGGGCCAGCGGCGTGCCCACCTGCGTAGGTGGAGGCCGCAGTCGCACCAGTCCTGCCGATGGCGACAAAGTCAGACCCTGTGAGGAACCCAGAGAGCGAAATGTTCCCAGAACCTGTGGCGGTGCCGGTAATCACCGGGCTAACCAACGTCTTGTTGTTGAGCGTCTGGATAGACGTCTCGTTCACCATCTGCGCGAACGTGCCAGGACTACCTGCTGTGGTGCAGACAAAGACCTTACCGCCGATACCGTCGATGGTGTAGTCACCCACCGCAAAGGTGCCTGTCGTAGGCGGCCCACCAATTCCACCCACCGCACCGACGTACCGGGACGGAGAGGTTGCACCAGTCAGTCCGGAGGCAACGAAGTCCGTACCCATGACCGAGCCTGTAGCGTCGAGGACGCCGACATTTAGAGTGCCGGTGACCGTCGCACCATTAATGGTCGGAGTGTTGAGCACCGGACTTGTCAGAGTCTTGTTGGTAAGAGTCTGGGTGTCGGTAGTGCCGACCACCAGAGAGCCCACGGACAGCCCGTGTACGTCGTCGAAGGCACCTATGTGAGCAGAAGGGTCGGTCAGGTCCTGAGCGTACATGACGTGCACCACAGGTGCACCGTTGTCGTGGCTCTGAGCGGAGGTTCCACCCACACCACGGGTCACCGTGTACTGGAGACCGGAGATGTTAGTCACCAACATCAGCTCTTCGGACGCCGTGTTCTGGTCCACCGAGACCGTGAATGGAGTGCCAGGTGCACCAGTCGTGGTGCCCACATTGAACTGCAAAGTACCAGCGGCGATACTCGACGCCAGAGAAGTCTGAACGAATGTGCTGCTGTAGAACCGGGCCTGCCCAGGACCAGCCATGTCAACTCCTTAAGAGATTTGAGTCCCATAGGTCGGGTAACGGTCACGGAGCTTCTTGCCCTCAAGGTCCAGCCTCTGCTGGTAGATGGCCATGAAGTACTTACTGGTGTTGGACGCACTGGTCGGCTGGGTGAGCGCAGAGCGCTCGGCGGCTTCCACGCTGTCCATCTGGAGGCGGGCTGCATCGTATGCCACCATCAGCTTCGCTGCTGTGCCGTACACAAGAGCGTCCTTGGCAGTCTCCGGCAAGCCAGACACAGCGGCAAAGCCGTCGTTGTCATTCAGCAGAGGTTGCGGCTGAGACACACACGTGACGCGAATGAGACGTCCTGGCGTCACCTCCTCTTGGAGGTTCACCGACTTGCCCGTAGGGAACGTGCCAGGGGAGGCGTTGGGATCGAAGCGCCAACGGCGCATACTCGGCCAGGTAAGGGACGGACCAATCACCTGGTAGTTCACTTGGAGGACTTCGTCCACATCAGCAGGCAGCGGGTAGTTGTACTGCACCGCCTGCTTCGGGAACTCCGACGTGGAGATAGCGAACAAGGTCGGATAGACCTCGTTGATGATGTCATTGATGGACTCTTCGACACGGATCTTCGGGAACTTCGCGTTGTTGATAACGGAGGTGTTGTTCGTGTGAGACGCGGCAGTCGAACCGTAGAACCCTCGACCGAACGGGAAGATAGTGATTGTGTTCGTGGTGTTGTCAAACGACTGCACGTTCATCAGCTCGGCATCAATCTCAATCAGCCCACGAGAGACCTGCGTTGCGTCATTCACAGTGAAGGTCAGGTCGGTCGGGCCGATGTCCGCCGTCAGGTAGGTGTACTGCTCCTGATCCCAGGTGAACCCGTAGAGAAGTTGCTTGACGCGGTTCTGCAAGTCAAGGAACGTGGACTGATTGAGAGACATCCTACTCCTTAGAGAAGAATTCCATTGGCAGTGGAATACGAAGAGAATGTGGTTGCGACACTGTTGGTGACCATAAGAGTTACCGCATTACCACTGGGTGCAGTCACATATGTGGGGCCTGACAGCCCGGCTCCCTGTCCTCCGGAACTGCCAGTGGCAGTCCCATAGGCAAGTTTGGTTCCCGCCGCCGGGGTTACTCCAGTGCCCGCCGTGGTGACCATGGCAAAGGAGTCGGAGCCGGAGGCGCCGACAAGGTTGTTGGCGTTGACACAGATCGAGCCGTACCAAGTACGACCAGCCGGGATGGTGATCAGAACAGTTGCTGCCACCGAGTTAGTGACAGCCACGCCGCTAGACAAGATGTTTGGAGTGCCCGGCTTAATCGGGATGGTCTCCACATGCTGAGCCATCAGATTCCCTCCATTGAAGTAGCCACGTTGAAGTCAACGCCGTACGCGGCGCCCTTCTCGTTGGAGAGGATCATTGCGTCCTCGACCTTCTGCTTGGTCGTACCATCCGGCTGGACACCTTGGTTCACGGCATCCCGGAAGGCAGACAGCTCACGGTCAGTGCGGTTGAGGTCGTCTCGACCCCGACTCACCTGGTAGCCGATAGCTCGGATGCCCTTGTCCTTGAGGCACTCACCGAAGGTGTAGTGACTCTTGGTCTGGCAAGTGGACGAGCAGTTGATGCCCTTTTTGGGCTTACGTGCGCGAGGCATCAGATGCGCTCCTTCCCGCCCTGGCCATTGGTGGTCTGGCAGTCCTCAGCGTAAACGATCGGGACCGCGAACACCGTGTTCTCCAGAACCTTGTACTCGTCGAGGTCGACGAGAGTCTTGTTACCGGCCTGGTAGCCAGCGTAGTCGCAGAAGGCATCGTACATGCTGACCTGCGGGGCATAGCCCTTCGGGATCACTCGGTTGGCATTGCTGGCATCCGAGTTGGTGCCCATGATCTCCGGGTGACTCTTGTCAACGTAGAAAGCGTCTTCGATTTCCTGCCGCTTAGCCGTACCATTATCCGGCTGCGGCCTGAACTTGGGCTCCATGGGCACGAGAGAATACCCCGTGCCATCGTAGGCCCCGTAATTGTCTCGTGCCATGTGGGTTACTGTCCTCTCGCAGGATACGTTATCATGTGTGAACCGGTCTCCGGGTCCTGGTAGTTGTCTCCTTCAACAGAGGTGTACCGAGACCCATCACCAGTGACCTGGGGAATGGACTCCGAATGCCGGATTGCTCCGGCATCGAAGTTGTCCCCTACAAGATCGGTAGCAGCTCGCTTAGCCGAACTTGACCGAGGCGCCACTGCCAGTCCCAGTCGAATCCGCGTAGCACATCAGCTTGTGGGAACTCTGCTCGGCACCGGAGTGCCGGTCAGCACCGTCCATCTCAGAATCCTGGAGGACGTGCACCGTGCCAGAGCCACCCATATCTCCACCAACACCCGACTGGGTGCCGACGTAGCCCTGGAAGTCTCCAGTGTCTACCTTGGCGTCAGCCATCTTACTTCCCCTTCTTTGCGTCGTTCTTGCCCTTGGCCGAAAGCTTGGCCATCTTGGCGTTGCCGTACTTCGCACGGCCCGCAGACGCTGCAATAGCAGCACCCTTCTTACCTCCACCAGCAGCCTTGGCAACGGCCGCGAAGCGGCCACCCTGACCCAGCGGAGCCTTCTTGTTCGGCTTAGCAGCCATAGTCATCCTTAGATTGGAACATACTTCCACGGGTTTATGTACGGACCCGCAACCTGAATGGACGGGCGGAAGTCTCCGCCGATACCAGCGGCCAGGATGTTATCCCGGTCCGTCTCGGAGATCAGCTGGTTCTCGAAGTAGACAACGTCTGCATTGTTCAGCTGGTCTTGGGAGAAGAACTGGCCGATCATCAACTGACCACCAGTGCTGAGCACCGTGTACTGCCAGTGGTACGGGTACCGGATGATAAGCAGCTGGTCAGGCCCCTCGTAAGGATACCCTTCGCGGACGAAGGGCCCGAGGTACGTCCAGTTGCTGGCGTCCTGTAGGCCTGTAAGGCCCGTGAGGACCGCTGTGGGCGCCTGTGAGGTCGTGAAGCTGTACGGGTAGGCAGGACCACTGGAAGGCCCCACAGGGCTGCTGTACGGGCTTCCGAAGAGGTACAAGGAGAGCGGCACGGAAGCATACGTGGGGCTAGCTACGGTAGCGCTAGCCACCACTACTGCCAGGGGGTCAGTGCTAGAAGGAGTTCCCATGTTGAGTCCGGCGATCGAGGACCAGAACACATCACTGCCTCCGTTGGTAACCAACGTCGGGAGTCCGAACGAGGTACTATTCCCGTTGGGTTGCTGAACCTGCGACGTCGCTGCGTCGAGGCCAGCAAAGCCTGTGCTGCTGGACACATAGGTTGCCAGGATACCGACGAAGTCGGTGGTGGGGAACTGCGGCACTCCAGTCTGACCGGAGTTGGCTGTGTACGGCAAGAAGTTGAACGTGAACACGTTCGTAGTGGCGTCAGTTACGTTGGCTGTTTTGTAGAAACAGTACAGCCGAAGTCCGCCTTCGGCGAACACATCATGCTGTTGCGCATCCTGCGCTCCGAAGAGCGGGTACCACTGGTCTTGCACGTTGGTCGTACTGATCAGCGGTTGGTGAATTGTAAGCGGAGTAGTGGTGGCCAACCATGCCACCATCAAGTCCCCCACCGCCGGATTACTGCCTAGCGTGAACGTTGCGCTCAGGGAAGTACCAGAAGTGGTGGTGGAGGACTTAACGATGGGCATTGGTTTCCTTAGACAGTCTGACGCAGCGTGGCTGCGGTCTGAATCATCTGGCTGGCAGCGGTACGGTAGATGGACCAACCGGCCACACCATACCAACCCACCGGGCGGAACCGCATGAGCTTGTCCACGACCGGGCCGAAGACCACGTGGAACTCCTCAGAAAGGGCCTCCGCGAGAGCCTGCTGGCCGAGCACATAGGTGTTGAACACCCGGATCTGCGAAGCACCAGAGCCGTTACCGGCCTGAGCGGAGAAGGCACGAGGGGTCTCCACGTAGAAGGCACCTTCGTACTCACCGATCTCACCGGCCCAGATCGAACCGGGAGCGGAGTAGTCGTGCGGCTGACGCCAGCCGACATCTCCGGTCTCCGACCGCAGGTCGTAAGAGACCAGCGGGTGAATCGCAGCGTAGTACAGGCTGTTCTTCTTCGGCACAGCCTGGTTGTTCCGGAGCTGCGCAACCGCAGCGCGGACGTCCCGCGAGTGGAACACGTCAGTGCCCACAATGTTGGTGATGGTGCCACCAGACGGAACCAGGTTGCCACCGTTCTCCTGGATGATGTTCGTGATACCGGCACGAAGGACGTTCTGAACCACGAGGTCAATCGAGTTCGCCATGTTGTAGGCGACCTGGTTCGTGATGGCCGGAGCGACATCAGTGAACGAGAACAGATTCAGCAGACGAGTCTGGAGAACCGTGTTGCCGTACTCATTCAGGGTGATGGAGATGGTGGTCGGGTTGCCGATGGCAACCGCGTCCGGGTCGATAACCTCAGTCAGGGTCGAGGTGACCTGGGCAAGGTCCTGGTAGACTTCGAGGACGACGGACGAACCAGGCATGGCCTGTTCGGCGGGCTTCTTGTCAGCAACCTGGCGGAAGAGCGGCTGCGAACGCAGCGCGAACTCGACCATCCGGTCATAGGCGGTCTGAACCACATTGCTGACAGCAGCAGTCCCAGTATAGGCGTTAGCCATAAGGGTAAGGCTCCTTCAGAGTTAGAGTAGTGTGAGCGTCACACGCCCGGGTTATGAATCGCCGTGGGGTTACTCCGCATGAAGGAAAGGAACTTCGCCATCTCCTGCTCAGAGTTCATAGGATCTCCGAACTGGTAGTTCTGAATGGCGGTAACCTCGGTACTTGCGGGGTTGTTCATCCCGGGCGTCTGGAACTGCTCGTACATCTGACGCAGTTCCGGGGAGACCTGCGCAGGGGTAGGCGCCAACGGCGCCGGGCTGTGGCCAAACAGCTCAGCGTTCTCGGTCAACCACTCCTCCACCTTCTCCTGAGTACCTTCACGGTCGGCCGGGTAGAACTTGGCCAGACCAGCGTTAGCACCCTTGGCGGAAAGTACTTCGCTCAGAGTCCGCACTCGCTCCCGAGACTCCAGCTGAGCAAGCTTCTCCTTTAGCTCCTTCTCAGTCTTCGACTTACGCTCGTAAGCCTTCCGGAGATTGGCGATGCCCTTCTCAGTGTTATCCTCGGCGGGGAGCTCTTCGTTCAGTTCATCCCACTCGTTGCTCATCTTGCTACTCCCTTAGATACAACCTGTCGGCCGGGGAAGCCGATCAGATGAAAACCGGATTTTATACTACCTGGGACCGGATACTCCAGATAGAGCTTAGAATGCGCCAGCGGTGGATCGGGCGATTGCGCCCTGTCCAGCAGCACCGACGTTGCCGGAGAAGGTTGCCTTCTCCTGAGAGGATAGCTGCTGCTCCTGCAACTGAGCAGACCCGCTGCCCAGGAAAGCAGCATTCTCTGCCGTCTGCTGAGTAAAGTTCTGGTTGTAAACCTTGCCCAGCTCCTCCAGCGTCGGCAATGTAGCGCCGATCTGCTGGTAAGCAGTGTTGGCCTGGTCCAGTGAGATGCCCATGTTGGCGAACTGCGTCGCCCTGCCCGGGTCCATCACCAGGTTATTACGCAACGCAGCTGCACCGATCTGTGCGGCGTTGAACTGCGTCTGGATGACAGGCAGTGCCTTCGTGTCATCAAGGAAGTAGGCCACCAGGGAGCTCTGCGGAACGCCCATCTGACCGAGAGCCTGCACGAGGTCCGTAGGAGCCTGCTCTGTGGCCGTCTGGGCCATCTGCACACGAGACTGAACCTCAGTCGGTGAGACGTCGTTGCCAATCCACTGGACCCAGTCTGAGGGCTGGTCGTAGAAGCTCTTCGGCAGTCCGGCGGACTGCACCACCTGGTAGTAGCTGGCCTCAGTGGCCAGGTAGTCGGCAGGAGAGAGAACAGACAGCCCGTTCTTCACCCGCTCGGCGTTGCCAGCGAACCTCTGCTGATACTGAGGAGTTTGCTGAAGCAGCAGGGTGATGGTGTCTTGGCTGTAGCCCTGCTGGATGAAGTTGAATATGTTGTTCACCAGGGAGCCAAGGCCGTAGGTGTTGAACAGCGTTTCCAGTGCAACGAAAGCGTCTCGATTGGAACCGGAGAGGCTGTTAATCATCTGCTGCAAGGGAGACACGGTGGGTGTACTTCCACCACCCGGCAAGTGCTGTGCCGGAGGACCAGGCCGTCCACCTATGGGCTGGGCACCACCCCCCGGGGCTCCAGTGGTCGGATTCGGGTTAGCCTGAGGAGGGTTACCTCCCTGGATGGGGTTGACAGGGAAGGGCCCTTGCGGAGGGTTACCGCCCTGGGTCGGGGTGTTCGACACACTGTCGTTAGCCTGAGCCACGAGCTACCTCCTCAGATAGAGAAACCAAAGTTTTGAAGAATCTGATGAGCCGTGCTCATCGTGGTGTCCTGTGCATTCTGCGTCTTCAGCCAACGAGGGTCACTTCGCAGTGACTGGTCGAACTGCCACAAAGGCATCGTGGCGTTCTCACCAGTCTTGTCCTTGCTCTGCAAGGCGTTGACGATCAGAGGGTCGAACAGAGTCGTCTGGGCCGGACCAACTTCTAGGATCTTCTGGTAGTCCTGCATGTACGGGGCAGCAAGGTCAGACATGTTCTGGCCGGAGGCAATCTGCTTCGAGTAGCTTGGGAACAGCTTCTCCGCCTGCTGGCGGATGTATCCCTCGGCATCCTCCAAGGAGGTCGAGTCACCTGCGATGTGCTGTGCCACCGAGAGAATCCAGTTGTTCGAGATGTTGATGCCGTTGTCCTGCGCCAAGGAGCGCAGGGTCATCTCGTCATCACCAGAGGTGCCACCAAGGGCGCCGTTGGCGTCGTACTTGATGAGACCCGACAGAGCCTTCTGCAACTGATCTGAGTTCCAACCGGCGGCCAAGTACTGAGCCGCAAGGTGGGTGGCATCACTGGTGCTCACCACAGCACCCAGCTTCGAGGCAGTCGCCTGAATGGAGGCGATCTCTGAGTTCAGCTGGGACTTCTGAGTGGCTGGGTCGGCGTAACCTTCGGCAATCCACGCACGCTGTGCGGCGCTGTGATCCTGGTACCACTTGGTGTTCATCATCGCAGCTTGGAACTGCGTTGCACTCCACTGGCCCGCAATTGCCTGCTGGAAGATACCCTTCAATTCAGGGATGGCGTTCAACATAGCGGAGGCGAAGCCGTAGCTCTGTGCCAGCTGGTCAGGATCAAGAGTCGGTGAGATGTTCTGAGTGGGGTCGTACGGTGACAGCTGGCCGTTAGCTCCGGTCAGGCCGGAGCCTTGGGCGGGAGGGGTGGCCTTACTCCATGCGGAGCCATACCCGTAGTGAGATGATGCCCACGGAGAGGCCCACAGGGCCGTCCGGGCGCTGTCACCTTCACCCAACTTGAGGTACTTCAGTACCTGCGAGTAGTTGGACATATGAAGGTAGTCAACGGCACCTTGGATACCGGCCTGCCACGACACATAGTCGGCGGCTCCACCACCGTACTGACTTCCCGTGGAAGTCAGAGAGCTGTTGCCCGGCACATCCCCTTGGTTGAGCGGGTTGAACTTACCCCCGCCACCTTCGGACTGTTCCCACTGGTAGATGAAGGTGAGCGTGCTGGAGTTGATCGGAGTTCCCAGAGCTTGCAGGAGTTCCGTCGCCCATGTAAGGGCGGCTCCATCACCGCCACCATCTGAGAAGATAGACCAAGACATCAGCTGAATCCAAACGATTGAAGGATACCGTGGGCTGCGCCCATGGTGCTGTCCTGGGCGTTCTGCGTCTGGCTCCACTGAGGCTGAGCACGGAGCAGGTTTTGGAACTGTGTGAGGTTCATACCCGCCGGTTGTCCCTCAGCTGACAAACCACTGAGGGCTTGCTGGATGAGCGGATTCTGCACACTGGCCTCACCAGGTCCCACCTCAAGCAGGTTCTGCATGGCACTGGTATACGGTTCGGCAAGAGACTGGACAGTCTCGCCAGCTCCGATCTGCTTCTGCAAGGCCGGGAACTTACTCGCAGCGATGCTGCGAATGTAGCCCTGCATGTCCTCCATGGAGGTCTTATTGCCCGCCACGTTCTGCATCATATTCTGCATGGTAGATGGACTTATGGTAACTCCATTTGCCATTGCCATCTCGTTGAGAGCCATGGCATTCTGGCCGGACTGTCCACCGAAAGCACCGCTGCTGTTCAGCTTCACATACTTGGACAGGGCTTGGTTCACCTGGTCGGCGTTCCAGCCGTATGTCACCTGCTGGGTGGCGATGGTGGAAGCGAGAGAACTCGACAGAGTTGCTCCCATGGAGGATGCCTGCTCCTGGATGATAGCCATCTCACTCGCCACCTGCTGAGAGTAGGTGGCCGGGTCGATGACCTTCTGAACCTGTGCATTCCGCACAGACTCCGAGTTGGTCTGATACCAATTGCTTGCGGTGATCTCAGCCTGAAACTTGGTCGGATCCCAGCTGTTGGCCACAGCCTCCTTGAAGAGGCTGTTGAGCTCCGGAACGGAGGAGAGAAAACTGTAGGCCCACCCGTACTGCTCAGCCAGCTGCTGAGGGTTGATAACCGGCTGACCATTGTTCGTAGCACTATAGGGCTGATTGAGGTTGATAGCCATCAGGTGTGCACCTTTGCTACGTTGGTGATAGCATTCCTCAGATACGGGGACTGCCGGTTATGCGGCATGTCCTCATCCTGCTGATACAGTTCTTTCGGAATGGGCTTCGGCTTCTCTGTTCCTTGCCGAACCACAGAGTCGAGGTGAGTGGTTCCCACAATCTTGCCAATGTGTGAAATCCTACTAGCTACCACACCCGCACCTGGTGCGGAGTGAACCATCACACCACTTCCGGCGTAGACGCCGGAACGGTCTGGGATCTGCGGGTTACTGGTAGCCACGAAGACCACATCACCAGGCTGTAGCTGGCCCGGGTCAACCGGGCTACCGTGCTGCAACTGGTTGTGAATCATGTGACTCATTGGCAAGCCGTTCTGCTGGTAGGCGTACTTCACCAGACCCTGGCTGTCAAATCCACCAGGCTGGTTTCCACCCCACGCATGGGGCTGCCCCAGCTGAGCGACTGCGTCGCTAAGGATGTGACCACCATTCACCTGTCGGGGTGCCTGCCAGTTAACGTTCTGCCACTTCTGATTGTGAGTTTGAACCTGAGCCTGCCGAAGGAGTTCCGGGTCAGGATTAGACTCTGTCGGCTCGGCGCTCTCAGCACCCGTCTCCGGGGCTTCTGCCTCTGCCATTAGCTGTTACTCCCCACACCCTGCACGGCGCCCTTGAGGGTGCCCAGGAAGGCCTGGAAGAGAGGACCAGCAGCCTGGTAGGCACCGTAGTCCGGAGAGGACTTGGCTGCGTCCTCAGCGAGCTGCTGACGGCCATACCGAGTGTAGTCCTGCTCACCCAGAGAGACCACCGTATCAGTGGTGTCACCAGTCGAAGAGGTGCTTGCAGTCGTGCCAGTCGGCCCGATGATCGGATTACCCGCTGAGTCATACCCAACCACAGTCTGACCCTGCCCACCGATCTCCGAGGTTGCACCAGGAGTGGTGGCCGTGGTCGCATCAGTGGAAGTGTTCTTGATATCCTGCGTCATTTTCGGGAACAGAGCCTCATTGGAGTTCAGGCTCTTGGTGAAGGACGCAACCTCAGCATTGGTGGCCTGTCGGCCCAGAAGCTGCTGTGAAGCCTGGTTCAGAACGTACCGGGCAGTGTCCGGGTCGGTGTAGTTGATGTCCGTCTCAGAGGCCGTGGTGGCCTTGTTGGTGTCCTTCGAAGCAGCTTTGGCCGCGATCTCCGCAGCCTGCTGCTGAGTCATGGACGTCATGGCCTCGTACCCAGAGTTATTGGTGTACGTGCCCTGAGCCTCCCCGGGAATCGAGTTCCCGAGAATATCCCACGGAGTCAGGTTTTGGTTGTTAATGTTGTGGTTATACGCCTGGACGATAAGCTTCTGCCAGGCTGAATACAACTGAGACATGTTGGCATTAGGCCCGACCAGCTGAGCTAGCTGGGCTTCAGTGGAGAACTGCTGGAGCAGCTGAGGGCTACTGGAGATCTCCGTGTAGAAGGTGTTCTCCCACTGAGCCACGGACATCTGGTTGGTCTGAGTGTTACCGGCTTCCTGCTTGAGGAGCCGGTTACCCGGCTGAGTTGCCTCACCGGTGGTAACACCACCGTACATCATCAGGTTCGTAGGGAGCTGTGTGATGTCGTTGACCGGCGAAGCCGGGCCAGTGTCCAGAACACCAGAAGTGCCCTGAGCACCGGCCAGGATCTGCGCGTTGGTCAGTCCGCTAGGACTCGGAGTAGGAGTGGCCATTACTGGGTCGCCTGCCCACTGAGTTCAGCTTGGAACTGCACGTTACTCTTGAGGTTCGAGTTCACCGGGTCTCCTGTCAGAAGGTGCTGGTAGATCAGCGCGAAGTTTGTATTGCTCATCACCAGCCCGGAAACGATTTGATCCCAGGTAGCTGCCAGGTCGGCATTCTGCTTGTCTGCCAAGGTAGTCGGCAGACCTTCCTTGTTCGGCCTCTCGGCCAGAGACTGATTGACTTCCTGCCGGTACTGCAAGTACTGGCCCAACACCCGAAGGTCGGAACGACCGGGGTTGTTCACCAGGTTGGTGTCAGACACCAACGCGGTGAGGGACTGGATACGTGCGTTCCAGTCAGTCTGGGCACCTGTGTATTGCTGGTACCAATCGGGGTTGTAGTCCTGACTGGTCGGGTCGTTCATGTTGGCAAGGAACTGATCCTTGTAAGTTCGGAGATCCTGCGCATTGCTATCACTCAAAGAGGTGATGCCTCGCTCAGACATCTTTGCCTGAACACTCGACATCAGCTGATCGTACTGCTGCCAGCCCAGTTGGGCCTGGTTCTCCTTGATGATGTCCGCAGGGTCCAGCTTCTGCCGGAAGGTCTGCGTATCGCCCCCACCAATTTGAGTATTCATCTCAGCCTGATAGGCTGCCATGTCGAAGGAGGCGCCGACCTGGGTCGGCCCCACAATGGCATACGCCACGCTGGGGTCAGCCTGGATCATGGCCCGGATCTCTGGGTTGTCAATCGCAGCAAGTCCAGCAGCTGTGGCAGGCACTGCCGCATTGGCCTTCGAAGTAGAGGCGGTCACAGCGAATAGAGCCTGACCGTACTTGTTGTAGAAGCTGTTCGCGGCATTCGCCGGGTCAACAGACTCCATCTTCTTGTACTGGTCGATAAGACCCTGAATGGGAGTCTGAGACAAGTCCGGAGCGGACGCAGCCTCCAGTCCACTGGTGACAGCTGCACGAGGCTTCTGCTTGCCAGCCTGGGTACCAGGGTTGAACTGTGCCGAGAAGGGCAGGACAGCCGATCCCAGGGCCTGTATAAGCAGGAGCTGCTGGGTTCTAGCCTGCATCTCCCCCATGGTCGGAGGAGCCGTCCTGAGACCTTCGTTGTACCGGATGGTCTCGGCCTGGTAGACCTTGGCGAAGGTGGTTGAGTACTGTGGGTTGTTGACACTGAAACCGGTCTCTAGCCGAGATGCCCACGTAGGCAGAATAGCTCCGGCCAGGTTGTCACCAGGACCGTAAGGTATGACCTGCTTCAGTACACTGTTGTCCATGATACCAGGGTTCAACTTGGACAGTGCCTGCACACCAACCTGAACGATCGGACCAGCCCCAGGAACATAGAAGTGCTGGCCCTGGAGGATCGGGTTCAACGAACCCTTGGCGATCTGCATCTGCCCCATGTCGTTGAGGACACCCAGCCCGGGAAGGCTGGAGATCGCGTGAGGGATCTGGAACCGCACGACCTGGTTCTCCAGAGGGGTGTTCTTATCTGCCGGGTCACCTGTCGTGCTGTCGTAGAGCATCCCGGCCTGAGCCGGGCTGTTCCAGATCTGCTGCTCCCGTTGAAGGATCTGCGGGTGGTCGAGGGCAATGTTAAACCAGTTCTTTATGATCTCCTGCTGAGCGCTCATAAAGGGGAACATGAAGCGCAGCATGTGGGCCGCTGTGGACCTCTGAGACATGTCGTACATGATGGACCACACGTCATTCTTGGCCAGAGAGAAGGCTTGCTTCTCCATGCGCTGCTGGAGCGCAGGGTTGAAGTCCAAGGACTTCGCGTCATCCAAGCCGTTGTGCGAGATGTACTTGTCCACCAAGTCACTCATGTGAGCCCGGTAGAATCCTACGGCGGTGGGGTGCATCACGAAGGTGTTCAGCGGCATGGCACCAAGCCACTTGTGGGACCAGTGCTGGAACTGCTGAATGCCGTTGGTGATTCCCTTAGCACCTGAAGCCAGGTGCATATTCAGCAACTGACCGTTGACATCCGGCCTCTCGGAGAGGTCCGGCACAAGGCTCTCAAGCTTCTTGGTGCTGATGCCCTTGGCACCTGTGTTGGTAATCTCTTCCCGGACTGCCGGAGGCACTGTGTAGTGGACGTGTGAAGCTACTCGGGACGAGTAGTCCGCCAAGTTCGCGTGGAAGTTACCAGGGATGTACTGGAGGTAAGACTTGCCTTCCGGCGTATGCAGCCAACTCCGAATGTCGGACTCATTCCAATTGTTGCGAACAACCTTGGAACCAAGCTGGTCATTCATGATCTGGTTGTTGACGGCGTGTCGCCATGCCTTAAGGTGGCTACCAGCCTCCTGCTCATTCTGGCTCTGGGCACGGATCGTATCCCAGGCACCTGAGCCTGACATACCCTTTTCCATGTCCACATTCCGGCTGAACATACGGCCCCACGAACGATCAGAGGAAACCTGCTCACGGAGGAAGTTGTTGTCTTCCCCGCCGAACAGGTCCGTCATGCTGACGCCCTTGATCTTCAGCTTACCATCAGCAAGCCTGGCCTTGGTGTATGGAGATGCGTTGACCCGAAGAGAAGCAAGTCGCTCATCAGCGGCATCGAAGTGCTGCTTGAGGGCAGCGATTGCTGAATCATCCGGAGTGCCTTCGAGGTGTGGCAAGCCAGAGGCGATGCCTTCATCATTTGCAATCTTCTGCATGTTGGCGTCGAGGTAGTCCACACGAGCGTTGTCACGAGCTGTGGTGAGGATACCTTCCTTGTCGGCGTACGCCTTCATGGTGCCCGGATCGAACAGCCGGTTCTTCAGAAGTCGGTTGGCGTAGTCGTAGCCGCTGGCACCAACATTGTGAAGGGCTACCTTGGAGGCCTCATTGACAAGGCCGAGCGTCCTCATGCTGCCAAGAGTGACCAGCGTCCTCAGGCCCATGTCCGTCATCACGCGGGGCGTGAAGCCGAGACGCAGGAGGACACCGTTCTTCCAGATGCCGTTGAAAAGTTCCGCAGTATTCGTGATGGCATTCTCGGCCGTGCCGAGATGCTGCTTGATGGTCTGGAACTTTCCAAGGTTCTGTCCGGCCCAGTCGTTCAGGTTGTCGAGGTCAATGAGAGGAGTACCCTGACGACGCATGGTAGCGAGGATCGGGTAGTGCTGAGCTGCACCATCGTCTTCGTCGATGCCATGGACAACCAGGTCCACAGCCTGACCGGCCGCATCCTTGGCGGCCGAGAAAGCTTGGGTGCCAGGACGCTGAACCCTCTCATCAGCGAAGGCCAACTTTTGAATGCGCTGGCGGTAGGTGGCTGCCATGATGGCAGCTGCGTCCTCACTGTCGGCACCACGAGCAACCAAGGTTGCGACGGATGCCGCGTGCTCCGCAGCTTGCACGACCAGCGAACGCTTACCAGCGTCGCTACCGGCCTCGTAGAACTGGTTCATGTACCCAGCCCGGTCAGCAGACGTCATGCCCTTAGCACGGTTCAGGAAGGCTTCCAGAGTGTCTCCAGCCTTGTTGCTGGAGTAGTCCATCCAGCCATCTGGCCACTTGTCACCGAAGGCTCGGAAGACCTTCAGGGGAGTCTGGTTGATTCCCTTGTACAGTACCTGGGTCACCCAACGACCAGGTGCAGTGTCGGCACCAGGAATGTGCTGGGTAATCTTGCTGATGTCGCCAAAGGAATCAGCGGTCTTGAAGGCGTCTCGCATGGCTGCAATCGGCACATCGAACCTGCCGGGCTGCCACGTCACGTGGCCGTTCATCTCCAGAACATCTTGGATCATCCGCTGCTTGGTACCAGGAAGGGCCAGCTTCTTCTGAGCGTCATCAGCTGCACCGTGCAGTGCAGTCTTGAGAGCATCCCAACCGAAGTCACCACCATGCATCCCAGCCACGTTGGCCAAGGAGATTTCGGGATTGTACTTCTGACCCGCATTGGCAATGCCTTCCAGAGCACCAGCAGCTGCGTCGGAGAGCGAACCCCAGTGACGAAGGGTGGTGTCCACCGCAGCAGTAGCACCTCCAGTGACAGCGGCTCCAGTCGCATCAGTTACGGCCGTAGGGGCAGTCTCAGCAGCGTTGGCCGCAATCTCTTCCAAGGCAGCAGCAGCAGTGGTGTCGAACCCACCTGAGATCATCATCTTGTAGGCGTTCTCTCGAACACCTCGATCAACCGTGTGGTTGAAGATGCTGGCCAGGAGGTCGGGGTTGTCAGACTTGGCAATTGTGGGCAGGCGCTTCGCCTGGTAGGCAGTCAGCTTATCGGTGGCATCTAGAAACTTGGCAACCCTGGGAGCAGCATTGCGGGCCGCAGCTTCTGCGGTTACAGCACCTCGTTCGGTGCCGAAAATCTTGGTGCCCTTGAGGGCAGTTACAGTGCTACCCGCCTTGCGGAATCCAGAGATACCCGAGCCAGCGAGGACTGAAGGATCCGCGTTCCAGTTCAGAAAAGCGTCGTAGCTGCCAGAGAGTAGCTTAGCCGCCAAGGGGCCATGCTTGAAGTACGCGTTGGTGGCGTTCGGGTCGGCAAGAATCTTCTGCATTGAAGAGTTTGCCTGGGAGGCGGTGGCTCCGCTACCCGAGAAAGCCATGGCAAGATTCTTATTGGTGGGAGGAGCATTGAGCTGCGCAGGGGTCTGACCGAGGGAAGGATCAAGGTTGAACGTGGACTCCACATTGGCTGCGAAGGCTTCGCCAGGAGAGACGTGCGCAGACTCGTTCCACGACTTCGACCAGGTGCCACCCTTGACAGCATCACCCCAGTTGTTCATGTTCTCACCGACAAGCCCGAAGGTGGCAATCGGGCGAGAGATGACATCGGAGTATGCATCCCTGTCCCACTGGGCCAGGTTGGTCAGGCCGTGGCCGACATCGTGAACGATGGCTCCCACGACCGGAACCTTCTCGACACCTCCCACGGCATCTCCGGCGATACGCTTACCGAAGGTGCCAGTATCGCCCGCCCACTGACTTACGTCATTGAACGAGTGACTGAGGAAGGTGCCGAGTCCCATTAGTTCTCCGTATCCGGGGTAGGTTCATTCTGGAAAGAGTTCAGAGCCTGCGTTGCTGCAATCCCCGAGGGCCCTTTCGCATAGGACGGAGGAGCTGTGGCCACGTCATAGACGAGGCCCAGGAGACCTTCATTGACGAGGTTGGCTTGGGTTACCGGGGTAATATGCCTGGCAACCTGCTGTTGGTTCGACTGGGCTACCAGAGCGCCTGAGAAGGCGTTCAGCGCTGAGCCGAGATCATTGGCTAGGCCCACCCTGACCTCCAGTGAAAAGAGAAGGATCAGGAACTCCAGCGGGAGTCTGCCCCGGGGTCTGAGCAGGCAGACCACCCGACTGGAGGAACCGAACGAACTGCTGGCTACCCGGGTGCGCCCCTGGGAGATTGGCCAGGAATTGGAGCATCGGCAGGGCGGGGCGCAGAGCCGCAAAATCCTGCTTGTTCGTACCGGGAGTAAGGTTCAGGGCATCACTGCCAGGACCTGCTCCTCTGTCTGCTCCGGCAGTCACCGGTTCACCGGGGCGCTGTGTACCGGCCGAGAAAGGCACAGTAGAAGGACCTCCGGACTGTGCAGCCTGCGCGAATGCGCTAGGCGAGGGACCTCCACCGGGAGAGATGCCACCGGCCATTGGAGCTCCCTGCTGAATCTGCTGGAAAGCCTTCTGCTCTCCGTACTTGGCGTTAGCCAAGGACTGGATAGCCTGCGGGCCACCATCTGTCCTGGCACTCATTGCACCAGGACCAGAAACCGGTGCGGGGTTGTTCGGGGCCTGGTAACCACCACGACCGCTCGAACTTGCCCCCATCGGCCCCTGAGCCTCAGTTGGCAGTGCCATTCTCCACCTCGCTGATCAGCGTCTCAAGTTCGTATGCAGCGTCCTCGTGAAAGTTGTGGCGCATCTGCTCATACTCACTCTGTCGAAGAAGGACACCAGCCATGTCCATAAGTCCATCACTCACTGCTCCCAGAGTAGCCGAAGCAGTATGGATGGTAACCGCAATAAGATCCCACTTGCGCATCTTACGAGGAGTGACGACCGTGAACACCGCATCTTCGTCAGTCTCAAATTCGTTGCTCACGTGCACTCCTTAGAAAGTCGGACCAGAAGCCTGTGACTTCTCGGTCGAGTTGCCATCAGCGTTCGGGACACCCGGGGTAGCACTGCCGCCAATCGGCGGCTCACGGTAACCACGGATCGCCTGCTCCGGAACCTCGTCCGGCGCCTCAATGAAACCCGTCATCGGGGCCTCTGAGGTCATCGGCTGTTGGACGAAGCGCGGGCCCATCGAACCAACCTCAGGCTGAGTCGGAGGCTCGGACTGACCATAGTCAACATTCATGATGAATGTACTCACTTGTTTCCTCCCCTCGGCGTCTTGGTCGGGTCCTTCTGGCAGCAGATGGTGAGCATCTTACCACCGAAGTTGCCGAGGGTCTGGTTCTTGGCTCCACAAAGCTTGCATAGATGCAAGTCTTCGTTGTAGCCACACTTCTTACATGCAGCCATTACGGTCCAATCGGTTGCGTTGATTTCACATTCGCCTGAAGGTTCGGGGAACCTCCACCGGTCAAACCGCTAAGCATCTGCATCAGGGCCTGACCACCACCCGCTCCACCTTGCTGCGGAGGCCCCGGCGGACCCGGAGGGCCGCCCTGAGGCGGTTGCCCTGGCATTCCGCCGCCAGCGCCCGGAGGCATCTGACTGGCGTCCTGGTCGGGCTGCTGGCCCGGCGGGGGCGTAGGCGGCTTGAAGGCGGCCATGACAGCCTCGGTGAGGGTCTTCCCCTTCTGCCGGGCATCAATCATCTTGGCAGTCTGGAGAAGGAGCTGAGAGGGGTCCTGGCCCTGTTGGGCCATCACACCCATGGAGGTGAGCATTGAGAACACGCCCTGCTTGAGTGCATCCTCCAACTTCTCCACGTCCACCCTCTGAAGGGTCTGGAGCGTGTCGAGGTCGAACGGCATCTGCTGGAGGACGAAGTCTCGGTCAACGAGGTTCGCGGACATCATCTGGAGCAGGAACACAAGCGCCCGGTTGGGGTCCATCCCTGCGGCGAAGCCGTAGGTGACCTCCACCTCGTGAATCCCGGCGATGTCCTTAGACGGCTGGTAGGTCTCCTCAAAGAGAGAACCGTTGACCATCACTCGAAGTTCCTTCTTGGCGTTCTTCCAGAGGATCTCATCAAGCTTGAAACACAAGCTGAGAGCCCGCTGGAGGGTGACACCAAGGAGGAGCTGGTAGGTCATTGTCTGGGAGTCGAATCCGCCCTCAAGGGCGTCCACTCCCTGGCCGGTCACGATAGAACCAGGTGCAGCACCGGCACGAGTGCCGGGGTACCGTGAGCCCATCATCAGATCGGACTCGTAGCCCTGCATCATCGCCTCGACCTGAGGCGGGTACTCCATACCAACCCTGCGAATGCCCTGGGGGCTGTCTGTCTGAATTACAGCATCGGGGCCGAAGGAAAGCTTACGGACGTCCTTCGGGATCGCCAGAGGGGCCTGAATGGCCTTCTCGACGGCCTCCATGTTGAACAGGGCCATACGAGCCTTGGCGAGCTGGATCCACATGACATCATCCATGGCGCCACGTGTTTGCTCATCGTACTTGGATCGCTGAGCCACAACCACCGGGCACTTGCCCAGCGGGTTCGGAGCCTGGTGTATTACCAGGTTTGCCCGCTCCGGCACGTACACTAGCATCTGGTCGGCATCAACGTATCGTACCAGTGAAAGGATCTGCTCCGCATTGCGGATGTGGTCCCGAGGGTCGCTGGACCCCATCAGCTCGTTGATGAACTCCGGATACTTGGACGCCAGTACGGAGGCAGGCTCCATGTGAATCTTGGCGTAGGCAACGCAGTTGCCCATAATGTCGAACTCGGGGTAGGCATTCATCGGGTTCTCGAACCGCACACGAGGGCTCTCGTGGTGGAAGTCCGGCTCAACAATCGCAGCAACGAAGCCATAGGTGATAAGCCAGTCGGCTGCCTCTACAAGCTTGTGTCGCAGCTGGGAAACAGCTGCATACTTGTGGGCAATCTTCGTCCGCTTGGTGCTGAACTTCTTCTGGAGGTTCGAAACGTTCACAGCGGCTGTGCAGGTCAGGGTCGGCATCTTGCCGACTTGTTCAGAGAGGTCACGAGTGACCACGTCGAGGGTGTTGGCGACGATCGGCTGCGGCCAGTAGTCCGGGAAGAACCCTGGCAGAATTGATCGAACATCCCCGTTGCGGACCTGCTGCACATTTCGCATTCGGTTGTCCCGGTCGTGGCTAACCCGACGCAGGGCTTCAACCCTGTGAGCTACGTCAATGGGAGCTAGCACGAAGGAATTCCTCTGTCTCAGCAACTAAGCTGTCTAGGTGGTCTCGGTTGTGAAAAGTCATGAGGTCGTCGGCTGCGGTCCAGTCAATGAGGATCTGGTTGCCCATCTCCATGACCTTGACCCACTTGCGGGGGACGTCGAAGTACTCCCCGCACACCTGGCACTCCATGATGGGAAAGCTGGGGAACTCATCTGCTAGGACCATCCGGGATCTCTCCTCTGCCATTCAGCTGGGGTTGAAGGCTTTTGGGCCTCGGCCCAGTCGGGCTCTATGGAGCCCAAGGACGGCACAAGGTGCCGGGCGGCCCAGTCGTCGATGTCAATCGTGAACATACTCTCCTCTTGGAGAGCTGTGCGGTACTTCGGCATGTTCCAGTGGGTGATGAGTTGGTTCTCGTTCATCAGCTCACGACAGCGGATCTCGGCGAACCAGAGGGCCATGACAATATCCGTCTTGCCCTTGGTCTCGGGATGCCAGGTGATCAGTTGTTCACGAAGTGCTTGAACACCCGCATGGTTGCGGCTGCTAGGAAGATCGATGAGATTACGATTCTCTGCGTAACCATCAAAGAGTGCGGCCATGCTGGCCACACCAAAATCAGCATCCCACTTATTTCCATGAGTAAAGTGAGGTTGGACCACCACACCTCTTGAGCGGAGGAAGTCAAGGAGACCCTCGTCTTGAGTGAGCCACGCCTGAACATTGTTCTTCTCAATCCTCCACTCCTGTACACCGTACTGGAGGGTCCAGTCCTTGATGGTGGAGATGATCTGGTTGTAGTTCAGGGACGCCTGGTTGAAGACGTCTAGGAGGAATCTCTTCCCGCTCTGGCGGTCCAGACCCAGAGCAACGGCGGCAGTATTACCGGCAGCAGCAGGGTCAAGACCACAGACCACAGTGAGCCCGTGCATACCAGCAGGCCTAATGGGACTAGCCAGCAAAGGGCCTGCCCGACGAGCACTTGAACACCCGTTGACCGCATCCGGCGTGAAGATGGCATCAGCAGCTACCTGCTCCTGCTGGTAGACCATAGACCAGTTCCGAGGAGACATGCCACGGCGCTTACGTGCGAGCTGAGCTCCACCCCACTTGGGAAAGAGTCCATCGACATCAGGTTCCAGGTCCTCAAAACTCTTACCCCGAGGACGCTGGTTGCTTCGCGGCCAGAGAGTAACCCAGGTGGTAGGATCTGCATCGGGCATCTCCAATACGGCAGGTTGGCTTAGGTAGGTCCACGGGACTTCTTCTCCGTCGTAGTACTGCGGCTTGACCAGTTCTCCGTAGAGATCCTGGGTGGCCAGGCGAGTTCCAACGACAAGAATCTTCCCATCATCCGCGTCGATACGCGACTGGAGAATGTTCTGGATCCAGTCGATCTGGTTCTCGAAGTCGTGAGCGTTAGAGTGATCCACCACGTCGTCGAGAATGATAAGATCAGCTCTCGCTCCGTAGATCTTCTTACCAATGCCAAGTACCTGGACCGTGGGGTCCTTCTCACCCGTGGTCTCCTCATCCTCGGCCTGGTTGACATAGATCATGTCGTTACGCCAGATGGCGTTGCCTCCGTCGAATCCCTCTACAGGGGCGAAGTCCTTCTTCAGCTCAGAGAATGCACGAGTAGAGTCCAAGCGCATCTTGATGCCGTACAGGAACTTATTTGCGTTCGTGGCGTTCGACGAGACGATGAGAATCTTGATGTCGGGGTTCTGGACAATCCGCCACGTCACGTAGTTCATG